GACCTTAATGTAGCAGCTATAAAAAAACCCTCTGTAAACACAGAGGGTTTCGTTTTACTCAGCTAACGCCGGGGATTACTCCCACTCAATTATTTACAGATGTCGTAACCAATTGACTGAAAACAACATTTTTAAAATTAAAATCCAAGATACCGTTTTATATACCGTCACCGGGAAATTGTGCCCCGCTTCGTCAGTTCGTCATATTGCCGTTCACAGACCCTTCCGGCTTCTGCTGCCCGGTCAGCGTATTCTGCCAGCTGCCGGTTTCGTTCGAGAGATTTTTCGAGCACGTCGGCAAGCAAAACTCCGGTGTCTGCGGCTGACGACCCAGCGCCGACAGTGGCGTTATACTGCCTGAGCTGCTCACGGATGGCAACGAGCTGCTGCTGCAGCCGGCCAGCGCGAGCGGCAGCATCAAGAGCATCATTGCGCGCCTGGTCGATCCTCTGCTGCGCCTCACGTTCATTGGTTGCTTTCTCCTGTTCGTCATGTTGACGGGCTTTATCATCTTCTGCTTTGCGGTCTGCCTTCGCCTGCGCATAACCGGCGTCGTACTGCCTGTCACCGTGAACATTCCAGGCTACAACGCCTCCGGTCACCAGAGCAGCAAGCATCGACACGATAAGCAACTGTTTCCAGTACGCTTTCACGAATGCCGTGATCATGATTCATTTACCGACTCGGAACCGGTCATTAACGGTAACTCTCTACTATCCTTCGCCACATTAACCGGCCAACGGTATCCGGTAACCCTTTCCTTGGAAAATGAACGAATGTTAATTGCATCAGACTGGTTCCCGCCAAGAACCATCAGGTCGCCATTTTTTTTCTTCCCGACAACAAATCCGACATGGCCTCCGCCGTCACGGCTGAATACAACCACACAACCATAAGCTGGTTCTTTAATCTGAACCCCCCAGTTGAGATAGGATTTTGCAGATTCGAAGCGTGTTGATTTAATTCCACTTCGTTCGAGCATTGCACCTACGAATGCGGCGCACCATGGCGTTTCATCATCTTTAATCCCACCACGCTTAATGTCTTTCCAGAATTGAATAATCAGTGGGTTATGACGTGGTCCTTTAATTTCCATCTGGCCAATATGTTTACGTGCTTCTGTAATCCAGGGTAACTCACTCATGATGACCTCGATATCTTGAAGATTTGCACAACGTTGCCGCGCGTCTTCAGCACCGCGGCGAACATCACAGCATTGATAACGACCTCAGAAAGATCTGCGGTCATGGGGAAGTGGTACAGGTATGAGTACGCGGTACGCAGCGGGATACTGGCCGCCGCCACGATGAGGAAATAGGCTATCCACCCACCCCAGCGGCGGTGGCGCGATCCGTTGCGCTGGAAGAACATCACCCGCAGCGCTATCCCGCCGCAGATGATGGAATTAGCGATAAGCAGCAGATCATGGCCTGTCATCGTCTTTTCCTCCCGGGATTAAATCGCGCGGATTGTCAGAGCGGTGATACAGCCATATCCCAACCCGCACCGCGACAATTGCGGCAACGAACGCGCCGGCGGAGTAGACAATGCCCCGCTCGAACGAGTCCTGTGTGATGGTGGGGATCATGCTGGCAACGCCGATAAGGATTGATGCTGTGGGTTTGTAGAAGAGAAGACCGCAGAGAAAGCTGAGTAGCGCCAGGAGAACGCGGCGCTTGACCGGATACTCAACTGCAGAGGTAACAAAAATTACCGCCCCGGCCAGCGATCCCAGCGCCACTTCAGGAGGTACGCCGGCGATAACTGCCGCCAGCGCACCGTAGCTAAGCCCCTGATTTATTGTGTCAGCGGTTAGCGATGCAGACATGATGACCACCGTTTACTATGCATGATGAACCTCCTTAGTTGGGTAAGCTCATCATACACAATAAACCATTTATGGATAAATGGTAATCATGACAAATGATCATTGAAAACATGTTTTTCTATGACAATAAAAAAATTGCCTCTTCAACAACCTGCTTTCTTTTTAATAACATCGTTTCAGTAGATGTTTCATTTTCTGCATCAATATACTTGTCTTGAAGCTCAAGTATTTTTAAATGTATAGAGTCGTCACATTCAATAACTCCACTTGCTATGATTTTGTCACGCTGATTTACTTGCGATGTAGTGATATCGCTTCCGCTCATATTTCCATAATAATCAACGATAGCCTTGAATAACACATCTGCCTGTTTTGCATCTGAACCAGTCATTAATTATACCCCGCTATTCTGATTTCTTTCATATAATTGTTATTTACGTTATGTGTCATTTTAAATAACACATACCAACTATATGCAAGTCCATGTGTTTCATCTGCCATTTTTACAAAGCCAGGGGCAGTTGACCCCATTTGAGTTACTATTGTAGTGTTTTCAACTCCAGATGTAGCAACTTTTGAATTAGAAAACGCCGTGTAAGGATCTGTATTTATATCTCCGTCAAATGATATCATCTGAATTAAACTTGCTTCAACAGTAGATCCTGCTGCTGCTGCATTCTGATCAGGTGAAATGTTAAATCTTATAAAAGCTCTTATATCATCAATAGCTTTTATATCATCTGGAACCCTCCACATGAAGTAAAGATCAACACCGTTTTTTGTTGATACTAATTTGTTAAATGTCCATGATAATGTGTCTGCTTTGTCGTTCAGAATTATTTCTGATGGTCTTAAATAAAAATATCTTCTGAACCAACCAAGAACAGTATTATTGGTTAAAAACCATGATTGCAGGTTTGTGCCACCAAAGCCTATAGATTTAGGGTTTTTATTTATTTTGTTTCCGCTTGCGTTATTATTTGCGAAATACAACTCATTTATGTATGCCCCTTTGCCATGAAAAGAATCAATGATTGCATATTTAGCACGCAAAGCAATGACATTATCAGCTTCAGCTGATATATTCCTGATGACATTAGGCATATTTAAATCATTATACGAATCATCGGTATAATATGTAGCAACACCATTAATACAATCGCCAACGTCGATATTTTCAACAAGGCATCCTTTTGCATTATTAAGTAGAACCATTTCTGAGGAGACAGTACGACCAAGCTTTTTAGCAGTAAGGTTACGGAATCCGCAGTTTTCGACCATATTGACAGCTGCACCTGATCCATTCAGTGTTCCAGCGGTCATGGGCGTAAGTAAATTACTATCTTCAATCCAACAATCAGTAGAGTTAGCCATAAACCCATATGCATAATATGTTCGAACTAAGTCAGGCCTTTCAATTGTTGAACCGCGAGCGATCACGTCATAACAAGATGGAGAAGAAGCAATTGAATCATTTCCAAAATTGAACAATTGAGTCCAACCATCACCAACCACATCGAAAAATCTTATATGCTGTGCATTAACACAATTAAATGCATAGCCTCCCCAATAGCTGGAATCAGTAAACACTGCAGACATGCGCAAGCCATAAACTTTACATTTCTCACACTGAACATAAGACTGATTGTCTCTCAGGTAAGATTTCAGTGGTAATTCTGCCATCGTAGAATCAGCAACGGAAGACGGGTAATTACCGGAATTGTATGCCGCTTTTGCTTTTTGATAGTTCCATTCTCTGCCACTCCCAAAAACGAAACCACCACGACCATACATTGACAATGGGTTTATCTGTTTTACCGTAGCCCCATATCCTATAATTACAACGTTGCTGGGTACGAACTGAATAAAATCAATCCAATAGGTTTTACCTGGTGTGAAATATGCTACACCGCCACCTAAAGATCGTAACCACTCAAACATATTAAACATTTTTTTAGAATTAGCATGAGCGTCTGACTGGGAATCAGTAATAACGCCCCATGCCTCAGGACAAGTCCACTTACCAATAAGTTGATTTAAAGATCCAGACCCTGGCATGCCCAGCAAAGACATACCAAGACCATCTTCATGAGATGCTAACTTTATTGCGAGATCTGCTGTATCTGTCATCGAAAAAACAGGTATTGGCTTACCGTTGCTATCCCATCCTAACAACGAGTTTTTCCGAACAGATACCGGGCTTAGTTGGTCAACAGTGCTTTCTGGAACCCGTAGAGTTCTCGCAAAATTACTGTCAATCTTCTGATCAAGAATGATATCACCAGCTTTCCAGGCATTGGTGTTCTCAACGATCTGCAAATCAACATAATTCTTCGTGGCCGCATCCTGCGCCTGTGACGGGTCACGCAAGTTACGAATGCGGTTGTTGAGTGCGTCGTAATAGTTGGCGAGCCATGATGGCTTCCTGAGAGATAGACCAGACCACCACCCGTATGCCTGTTGCACCAGCATGGTCAGCTTATCGAAAGCATCTTCGTGGATCTCAGGGAAAAAGCCCCCCTGGTTCCTGATGCTGGCTTCCTGCGTAACAGGAGTGCTGCGCTCGATAGAGATTTTGTAGCCAGTTGGCAGCGCTGATGTCAGAACCACCTTCCCCCCGTTGTAACGGTTCACACCGGTAACCGTGTAGTCGGTACCGAGTGTTAGCGTCACGATGCTTTCGGAGGTATCCAGGGTCTGCACCAGCAGGTGGCTTTTATCAAGAATGCGGAACGTAAAATCGTATTGGGTAGTGGCGCCGTTCCCGGTGTACTCGTTACGGATTACCTGCGTTGAAACTGTCATAGTCTGCTCCAGTGGTCAGCGCTGGCGCGCGTGCATAGAAGCATTCTATTACCCATCAAACCATATATGAATAAAACAGATCGAAACGAGCAAAAACATTACCATTAAGGTAAATAAAAACCTTCTGGAAAACCCTGTTACCTTTTGATATATGTATATATATACAGTATTTATCGGAGTAATCCTAATGCCAGAGCGGTACCAGTATCCTGTCGACGAAGGTTTTGCGGATCGTATTCACACCCCGGAAGGGGTCAGATCCCTGGTTGTAAAATCACAGCTGATGGAGTTGCTCAGGGAGATGGAGCGAGACGGCCACGATGTCAGCGGTGCGGCGGCGGAACTGGTGGCATTGGTTAACTATGTGACAAGCTCGCAGTTGTCGATGCGGGAGCTGCAAACACACCTGGACTTCTGCGCAATGCAGATTAGACAACATTTAAAGTAAGTTATAAGCTACTCGTCTACATGCTATACTTATATGAAGACGAGTTGCTAATAAACGGTGGTAAAATGAATGTGTTTTTAAAAAAAGAGTCTAATTCTTTAACTTCCACTGTAAAAATGCTAATAGTGGCAATTGTTACATATCAGATCGGGATAGGATGGGGGCTAATATGCATTGCTACTATAAATGTGCTCCCATCCATAACAATAAAATTTAATTAAGTTTTACACTCATTTGCCCAACATAATTAAACGGGTTTGATTTATCTATTCTTCTTAATGACATGGCAGAAGAAAAGTTCACAAAAGTACTAAATCCGTAGGTTGCTGAAGCTAAAATAGCACCTGTTTCTGGAAGACCTATTGATTTGGCGCCAAAATACGCTGCACCTGCATTTGTTACTATCTCAGGAATATTGAAGTTAAATTTTACTTCTGATAAGTTAAATTTTATACGGCTTTCACCATACAATCTAATAACATCTGCGCAAGCTTTATCTATCTCATTTATTGCCACCTTAAGTTCTAAGTCTCTGTTTTGCGAATTTAATACTCTTGTGTTAAGTTCATTAATTTTATTCATGAGGTTTTCTAGTTCCCCCTTTCTTTTAAGCCTGAACTCCAATATATCATGGATGTTTACACTTTCATCAGGCTCTGGAATTGCATTTATCAAAGTAAATAACTCACCATTATCCGGAGCAACCTCATTGCTATTCTTAATCAATACTTTATCAGCCTCACTAGCAATAAAATTTATATCTTTTCGCGCAAGTGAATCAATCATAAATTTCATATTTGCGTCATATAGTAGCGTAGCAAAATCACCACTGCCATTGATACGTAACATTACCTCAGTAAATAACCCTTCCCTTTTAAGCTCTGGTATACCTGGGGTTTCGTCATTAGAGATATTAATTAAATTGTTGTTTGTTGTAATTATTTTATCCCAATAAAGAGCATTTATTAATAACTTCCTATAGTTTAAATTAGATTCTGCTATATGTATGCTATTATTATCTGCGTTAATAAACATATCAGGAAACATTAAAACATGATTTTCCATTTAATCACCCATAGTATGTGTAGTAATAAAAATAATTTATGTAACTTTATTAGTTAGAATCACATTGGTATATATCAACACCAAAAAATATACTAGAACTATGTTTAGGATTGTTCTATATGCACATAAAAAAAAGCGCAAAACAACTCATAAAGAGATTGATTTTACCTAATAAACAAAATAAGATTACCAAAATGGTAAATTTACAACCCATTTTCCTTGTGCCATAGTGATCGGGCATCGGCAAAATCCGGTGCCGGGATTGGCGTCCCGGTTAATGTCACAGCGCACGACACGCGCTAGCGTGTTTTTTTGTGCTTACGCTTCAGTGTACCTATTCAATGGTGGGCTGGGCGGGGGTCCGAAAGGACGCCGGTTCCCTGTGACGCCGGTACGCCAACTCCGTTCAGTTCACCACCAGTAATTGGCGTTGCGGTGGTGATCGTCCTAGTCACAGGAGATTCACTATGAACACCAACCCATCAGTTTTTTCATTCGAATCGCACAGCAACATTCGTGCAGTTAATATCGACGGCAATCCTTGGTTCGTTTCTTCTGATGTTTGCAAGGCCATAGGCATCAAACACACTGCTAGTGCCATGCGCGCTTTAGACGATGATGAAAAGGGGGTGCATTCAATGCACACCCCTGGTGGTCAGCAAGATTTCACCATCATCTCAGAGTCTGGCCTCTACACCCTTATCCTCCGCTGCCGCGATGCGGTGACGCCGGGCACCATCCCCTACCGCTTCCGCAAATGGGTAACCAGCGAGGTGCTGCCGCAGATCCGCAAAACTGGCCGCTACGTTCGGGAAGAACTCTCCCAGGCTGATAAAGCCCGCATGCTGGCGCAGGAGATGACCAGCAGCATGTTGCCGGCGATCATGGATGCATTGCAGGTCGAGCAGAAGCATTACACCTTCCCTCTTAACCGACGCTATCAGGATCACATCCATTCACCTGATGGCCTGCGCGAACTGGCGAAAAGCTCAATGGTTATGAAACTGCTCCGTGAACTCGATGCTGACGGGCATGATGTATCCGGCGCCGCCGCAGAGGTCACGGCCATGCTCAGCTACATAGTTGGTATCGGCGCCGTTCTGCGCGACATAGAGACGCATGCTCAGTACGTGATGGCTAAGGCCAAGGGTTACTGAGACTGTTGGCGCAGGGAAGCGCCTTAAAAAGCATGATGCGTAACCTATTCATATCTATTGATATCGCGTTTTTATTGCTCTGCTCGTCTTGCAACCAACAATACCTGTGAGTATATTTAGCCCAAAGGTATTCAACCTTTTGTTGAGCACCTTTTAGATGCCTGATACGTCCGACACACAACATGGAGGACGAAATGAACCTGAACACGATAAGAAAAGCGATGCCATACATAATCCCTGAAGCAGATTTCGACAGAAAACTGAACATGTCGGAGAGAAATGTTACTCACACCGAAGACTACATTGCAAAAGGTGTGAATGACTTTACTCTGCCAGGGTTTACTACGCCATATGGTTATCGCCTTGTTAAGTCGATCAGAGATGACCATTACAGGCTGATCACAGACAGCGAAAATCCTGAGACAGTCTACGCGGTAAAACTGATTTTCCGCGAAGACATCGTTGAAACCAGAAAAAGCTGTACTCAGATTTTAGTCTGGCGTACGCCTAACGTGATTCATGACCGAGCTGTACATGGCCTGCCTCAGATCTTCTTCGCGTTCTTTCTTGAACACTATGCGATAGTGGTATCTGACGAGCAGCAAACGTTAGATGGCAGAAGATTCTGGGAACGAATGATCTCATGGGCTTTAACCACTAATGGTTATCATGTATACGTTTCTGATGGGACTGAAATGGATCGTCCATTAACGTTTATGACATCATGGGATGATTTCTATAGCGTATGGGCTGACTTCTGCTGGGGTAATGACCAAGATATTCATACCCACCGCCTTCTGGTAATTAGCAAAGAAAAACTCCATTAACTTAAAGCCCGCCTAGCGGGCTTTTTAATGGATGAAATCTAAGCGCAGCGCTAAACTCATAAAGCCACGGTTCAGTGGTCTACACATGGTAAGTGAAAATGAAAAAAGCATTAGCAGTGCTGTTTGTTCTGTTGTCTCTGGGTTCAGCTACACAAGCTTTCGCTGGTAACTGCCAGCATCCTGATGACACCGCAGCTGATGGCTCACGCTGTGGCGGACGTTCTGCTGACTCCCGCCCCGGCGGTCAGTGATAATTAAGGCCGCGAAAGCGGCCTGTTTGTTGGAGTGACATGTCACGCTCTCTTTCTGAATGATAGCCATTCGAATAATGAAGACATACCCCCACAGGCGATAGCAAAGATTAGACCACCAAAGAAAAGTAGACCAGCCTGCCACCACTCCCAGCGCCATACGTCCATGGCTCCAACCATTCCCACGATAGATCCAACCAGTGGTATATAGCTGACGATGAATGCAATCGGTGCCGCTATTATCCAGTGCAAGCCCCACCAAGATTCAAGTCCTGCCATGATTGCCGCTAACTGGAAAAGCCCCACCACGATGTAAACGATAAAGCCAATTGCTTGCATGTAGTCACCTATTTATTCAGAAAAAATTAGAGGTTTACCTTGAATAAGGCTCGCCACAAGAATTATTCCCTGCACAACAAAAATAAACCAGCAGATAGCCTGCGCTGGGGGACTAAGGAAATATTTGTATCGGTCAGCAAATAACAACCAACCAGAAACTATCACAGACAAAATAATTAAAAACAAGGATCCCCCTTATTCCGGCGTTACGTCCTGCGGTCGCCACCAGTATGTCTGGTTGAACTGTTTCTTGGATCTCTGCTCTACCTTGCGCAGATATCCAGGAGAAAAGTATTCCTGGAGCTGGTTAAATATCATATGGTCAAGCGCAGCTTTTGCATACCAAAGATTGGCACCGGGGATAAGGCCCTTGCCGAGTTTAACCAGATCACCACCTGTCTGTTCCGGCTTTCCTTCAACGGCATTAAGCGGGATGCCCTGCGCCAGCTTAACCACGTCATCAACCAGACCAGCCACAGGCCCCAGCATTGACGCCAGCGCGCCACCACCGTAGCGCGTATGGTCAGAAAGCAGGAAGTCACCATAGAGGCCAAGACCACCACCTTTCAGCAGCGCGCCGAGCCAGAATTTACCAGCATCCTTCCCGACCATCTCTCGGGGATTCCTCCCGGATGCCATGTCGTTTAGCTGCTGAGACAGCGCGCCGAGCATAGTGGTGCTGGCGAGGAATGCGGCGATATAGGCAGCCCGGCCACCAGCGGAAGGCATCCCCATTGCACGCGTCCAGTGCCGCAAAACAACAGATATCTGGAACGATTTAAACAGGAAAACCGAGCGGGTTAACTCACCTTTCCATGTGCCGCGCTGCAACCCGCCACCGGTAAGCAGCTGCTCACGCGCGCCAGGCGTAATGACTGCCATGTCGACTTCTTCAGATACTGCTGCCAACAGCCGGCGCATGGCCTCAAACCTGACTCGCTCCGGCAGTCCTAAGTGCATAACAGCAGCATCAGGGATCCGCATAATACTTTCCGGCGTGAGCATCGTAGTGTTTCCGTTACCCCAGTCTTCCTGTTGCGCCAGTTTCCATACGCTGAAGTCCTGCTCAGTAATGCCCTTGCTCTTCAGTATGCGGAAATCGCTGTCATCAAGGCTTCTCAGATCCGGCGCCCGGCTGACCACTTCGCCAAGGCTGCCCATCATCGTCACGCCGTAGGCACGCTTGTGAGCATCGGTCCATGCTGTCAGGCCGCTGGCGCGCATTACCGCCGTTGCCGCCCAGCGAGAAACCGACGGTCCCATATTGTCCATCGCCCAGCGGTTAACGCTGCCGAGCAACGATTCCATAGCCAGCCCAGCGCGACGGGCGCGGGCAAGCTCCGTGCGGTTCGCTGGGTTCATGGCCTCAAGCTGGTTCATAAATAGTCGGTTCATCGGGATGTTCGCTACCTTCGCCGACATATACATCGTGCCCAGGTCAGAGAATGAAGCCAGCAGCGCGGAACCAAGTCGGCTCGCCACCATCCAGTTTCGGATGTTGTCCGACCATCGTGCGATGTGCGGATTAGCGATCGGCTGCGTCTTCCCGGCGATAAAGTTGTAAAGGTTCTCGGTACTGTTGGCCAGGCGCTTAATCCTGCCAGTGCGCTCAGGGTTGGCAGTGGCCTGTTCAGCCGTAACCTCGTCCAGGATTGAGCGGAAAACGTGATCGGGGTTCGGTCCGTATGTCTCAACAAGAGCGATATCTTTGCTGATACCTTCAAGGTGCCCGACCATTACTTCCCACAGAGAGCGATCGCCATATTCGCGCTGATACTCAAGGTAGGAGTCTGCGTCTTTGAAGTGGATCTGCCGGGATGCATTACCGCGATTAGAGCGCGCGCCGGAAATGCGCATGCCGGTGTCGCTTAATTTGTTCAGCCCGCCGGTGGCGATGGTGTTGTATGCCTCGCCCAGGAAGGTTTTCAACTCAGCATCGCTCATCAGCTGGCCGTCATCTTTGATGTAGTACTTGCGATCCAGTTTGCCGATGACGTCGCTAATCCACTTATCCTGTGAGACCCTGCCGACTTTCTCCATTGAGTGGTGCTGAGGGATGCCCCAATTTTCCAGGTAGCCGATATCACCACCAGCGTCATTGAAGCGCTGGCGCAGCAGTTCAGTAACGCCAGCCCATGCTTTTGCGCCCTTCTTAGCCCTGACGTTGCCAGTGTCCTGCCCGCGCATCTCGTAAACCAGATCGCGCACGCTGGCCTCGTCCTCAAACAGGTGGAAGAATCTCGGGTCTACCGCTTCAAATGCTTCCTGAATCTGGCTTAGTGCATAGTCGCGGGTGGCTTTGCCGCGTGATTCTACCGACAGGAAATTTGATTTACCGTCAGCGTGAAAAGCGATGGTGCGGTTAAGCGCCTCAAGCTTGCCGTCTTTCCCCTGGTAGGTCTTTATGAAGGCGTCGAGACGTTGCCTGGCCGCAATGGTGAGCGCAACGCGGCGCCTCTTAAGCGCTGCTTCGTTGGTCAGCTCGTTCGCTGCTAACTGCCCGGCCCGGCGCAGGCGTTCAGCGTCAGTCATCGCCCGCCAGGATGCCGGATCATTGCGGGCCAGTTGTCGCATGTTCCGGTAAATACGGTCTTCAATATTCTGGATTTCCTGCTGCGTGAGTCGGCGGCTTGCGGCCTGCTGCACGGCGTTAATACATTCCTGACGCATAATTTATCCTCTTAAGAAACACGCAACAGCGACATCGAAAAGTCTGGAGTCCTGCATAGCCTGCTCATTTTCCCGCGCGGCATCATCAAGCACCTCGCGCGCGCTTCTTGACTGTGGATTTCCCTCATCGTCAAGCACGGTGATCACCATATCTGGCGATGATGCCAGCGAGTCTTCAGCGGCCATCACATCAATGTCCTGCTGATTCTCTACCGTTCTTGTCGCTGGCGCGCTTTCCATATCCCGGAGAGCCGCGTTGGGCTCCAGCGGTGCGACTTCATCGGCGGAGCGCACTTCTGCCGTGCGGAAAAATGAAAGAGCCTGAGCATCAAGCTCGGCCTCTGCTTGCTGCATGCGGGCGATCTCTGCTCTTGCCTCGAAGAATTCACCACCGGGCTCATGCGGGGCCAGTGCGTTACGAGAGAATTCCAGCCTCCCCTGTGCTTCACTGATCCGCTGATCGACATCTCTCAGCCTTGCCTGCTTATCGGCTCGGGCACGGGACAGCGCTTTGCCGCTTCCCGCGGGTTGCTCTGCCAGTATCTGGTTACGCTGCTCAGTGAGGTTAGTGATAATGCGTTCGCTGTTGGCTATTTCTGACTGGTAAACCTTGCGGTCGCCACGCGGAAGAATTTGCGCAGCCTGATCCTCAAGCGTCCGCATTTCAATAGCTCTGGATGTTGCACCCTCATCTGCCTGAGAAAGCATCTCATCCAGTGCCTGCGATATAATGCTGCGCCGTGCCGGTATGCTGGTGAATGCCGCCGGCTCAACAATGCTCGCCACATCAACCGATCGGCCTGCACTGACATCCTGCATCGCCTGCCGTAGTGCCTGGGCATGCGCATCGCGTGACAGCACATTAACCGGAATCCCAGGAGCGATATCAAACTCAGCATGATGAGCAGCATTGGCCGCCAGAGCTGCATCGACGTCGGCAGGCATAAAATCAGGCGGGCGAACATTTTCCCCACGCGAGTTTACGAACCGGCCTACACCGCCGAATGCCAGTCCGAGAACTGCATCGATCGCCATCGCCTGCTTATCGAAAACGTCATACTGCGAGGCCATATCCTCATAGCCATTATTGCGCAGAATGGAGGCGGTGCTGCCGCGCATAGCCATACCAAAGGCGACGTTCGTGCCTGCCGCATAAGCGATATCAGGCGCAGCTCGCACAACGGTACCAGCAGCATTCCCAAGCGCCGATCGTGATAACTGAGCGCCGACACCTTCAGCCAGTGCGCCACCAGCACGCAGGCCGATGCTCATCGGTATGACTGTACCGGCACCAGCTGTAAGGCCGTGTACCAGCGCCACTTCCTGGGCGGTGCTGTAATCTACGCCTTCGCCGCGCAGTCGCTCAAACTCGGAGAACCCCTGCAAGCTGGTCACAGCAGCAGCGGCGCCAGCAGGACCGGCTGCCAGCGTACTTACTACTGCCTGCGATCCCATATCGAAAAGACCATACAGCACCTGTCCGGCAGTGCCGGTAGTGGCGGCATCCGGCGTCAGGCGTTTAACCTGTGATGCAGCAAGCTCTCTCTGTCGGGCGATATATTCAGGTGACGTGTCACGAAACGATGTGTTGTCATTAACAAACTGAGCGATGGGTGATACAACGGCATCAACACCAGCCCACAAAAGCTGGTCAGGCTTTGCAACAAGGCCGGAATAAAGACCTGATGCTGCACCGCTGACTGATCCATCGAAAAACCCAACATCGTTTTTAGGGCTGCCTACTGGGTTTGATGCGGCCTGGTCCAGCTGCTGATTCTGGTTTACCGGGTTAAGTCCGAAGTAACTCATTGAGGGATATCTCCAGAGAAGCGCTGACGCTGCTGCGTGAGATCGATAACTACCGGTGTTCCGTCCTGTTTCAGAAGGTATCCGGTACCAAGTTTCACGAGATACTGGCTGTCGCCGTAGCTTTGCAGGCCGTACTGCCCAGGCGGAGCCTTAACGCCAGCACCGGTAACCTGCGTTTCCCATGCCTGATTAACCTCTTTATCGAACTGCTCAGAAGACATGCCCCACGGCAGCAGGACATTACCCATGCCGTTATAGTCATGCACGCCGCCAGTAGCGACGTTTATCGCCTGCTTCCAGACGTCAGAATCCAGCTCGCCAGAGAGATCGCCCTTCTGCGCCATTACTCCTGCGTAGTAGTCTTTCGCAACGTCATACGCCATAGATGCGCCCTGTGCGTCACCGGCAAATGCATCTTTAACGGTATTGCTGAACTCGAGCCGCATATCGTTTTCTTTCGGCATGGTAATGCCTTTGGCTTCTTTCGATCCTTTGCGTGCTGCGGCACCAGCCAGAATGGTTTGCGATGCGGTAGAGGGCGACACAGACACGTCAGGATTGAACCAGTTTTTCTCAGCAACCACGCCGCCAGGCTTGTCCATAAGAATTCCGGCAACAGCAGCAGAGGGCGCATTCGCGCTGATTTGCTGAAGTGCTGCCATGTACGGCTTACCGCCGCCGGTGCTTTTGTGGATCGTGTCGAGATACGCAGATTGTTGCGAAACCGGGGCGTCTCGGAAGAATTTACCGATCTGTCTCTCCTCTTCTTTGGAAAAGAAAGTCAACGGTGTTCCGTATGCTCTAGCCAACTCAGAAACCTGAGAAGCACGCAGTCCAATGCTCTGACCGAAATTATTTTGGTTGGACATATCAATTGGTTTGGTTTGTCCAGAGGAAAGTGAGAACTGAATGGGATCCGCCTTACGCTGCTTAATAACTTCATCAGCAGCAGCCTGAACATGGTCGAATGCTGCTGCGCGCCCTGCCAGCCCTTCTCCATTACCAACCTGATTCTTTAGATCACTGACATATTGCTGAATGGATGCCGTCGGCATTGTGCGGAAAGATCCGATATACTGCCCGGCAACGCGCAGATTTTCGAAATCGTTAAAACGCTGTGTCCCCTCCCGGTAACCGAAAGCGTTAATGAAGTCGCCCTGTGAAGGCGGATTATCGAACTGGATCCCCTTCAGATAAGCAGCGGTTGCATCCTGCACCTGATCAACAAGTTGGGCCTTGAACTGCGTACGAGCCTGGTTCCGCAGCTCCATAGACTGGCGTAAATATGCCGCCTGCTGCTGCGGGCTTGCGGCGTCGAAAGCTTGATTCCCTGAATATCGCTTAGGCGATTCCAGAGTAGTAAGACCAAGCGCGGCAGAAACGCCAGTGTTCAGTTGATCCTCGCTATATGGCTGTTTCCCGTTCTCGTGCTGGATGATGCCAGCGCAGAGCTGACGCAGGGTATTAATGTCGCTCATATTAAGCTGGTCATTTGGCGTGATATTCAGCTTTTTGCATAATGCGGCAATGTACGCTTCTGTGTTATTGCCATCGCTGGCCGGCGCCCAACGATTAACGATCTCGCTAACTGTGTCGTAACCCTGCCGCTGGTACGAAAGCAGGTTTTTACCCAGCGCACGAATACCATGCTCAGGGGTCACGAATTTCGCAAAACGCCCATCACTACCCGCCTGGCCATCCCACGAATTGGAACCGGCTTCGATGTTCCCCGGATTATTATTTCGCAGCCCTCTGGCGGCTGACGAATTACCATGCGCCGTAACACGTGGCGCACCCTCATTGTCTCCAGGCTCACCATTCTGCTGCATGAACTGAATATACTGTTGCGATGCTGCAGTACTCAGCGCGCTATCTGCCGCCTGCTCTTTCAGCTTTTCTTTTTCCGCTACAACCTGTTCCTGGCTCCATCCATGGGCAGCGGCGTACTGCTCGATCGCATCGAACCCCATTTTCACCGTATTAACAAACGCTGCATCATCGCCATAGAGCCCCTGAGACTGGGTTACCACGTTTTGCTTAATAGCGGAGAACTGCTGATCCTGAAACTGCTGGAACTGGCCAACCTCATACCGGCGGGCCTGGTTGTGAAATGACTGCATCGACTGCTGCAATTGAAAAGATAACTGCTGACGGGCCTCGCCATCCGGCACGGTACCCAGCAAGTCCTGAGCTTTCTGCTGCATGTTCTGCATGACGACATCGCTTTGCCCTAGCGCAGCTTTTCCCTGCTTCGTTATCAGACCATTGTCAGGATTGTTGAACTGGTCATCACCGAACTGATTAAACTGCAGCAGAGCATCCTGGCTAAGCGCTACATCAGCCTTGCGCTTTGCATCAGCCATCATATTGATCGACGAATCAGCAGCCTGCTGGATGCCCTGCACCAGCGGATTTTCAGGGACACGAAGATTACTCGTCATCACCGGCGCGGTTTGCGTCTGGCTCTGGCGTTGATATTGCGGAACGGTTGGCATAGTCAGCTCCTTTTACTTAGCGGAAAGCGGCTTCCAGGTACCGCCCAGCGTCTTGTATGCATTAAGACCGGTCAGCGTGGAGTTGAGCAGTGTTGAACCTGCGCCAAGCATTCCGGACTGCTTATCAATTTTCCCCTGAGCGCGGCTGGTATCAGCCTGGAACTGCAACCCGGCTGCCTGTCGCTGGCCATTGTTGATGGTTGTCAGTGCGTCAAGCGTCCCCTGCTGCATGGTTTCAGTTGTCAGGTCCAATGCGTTACCGCTCGTCAGGTCGGCGCCGTTAGCAGCCAGTGCATTGGTTTGCTGTCCGGCAACCCGCCGGGCCTGCTGCCGCTGCTGATATGCCTGGTCATTAGCTGTATTGATAGTGTCGCGGGCGGCCTGCTCCTGAGCGTCAGCGTTAGCGTTCGCCAGCGCAGCATTAGCGCGGCCTGTCTGGATCTGGCTGTAAGCGCTGAGACCGCCAGCAACTGCGGTTACTGCTAGTGCTGCGGTACCGACATCACACATGGTCGATCTCCTTCGTAAAGTGGTGAAATGGCATGCCCTTTAATCCGTATGGCTCAGGATCTGCCAGGGTGAACCCCATCCAGTGAAGCCAGGATTTTGCTGCGTGGTTACGCGCATCGACGTAATTTTCAAGCACGCGATATCCGCGTGACATGTCACGAAGAACCGGGCGGCAGTGGCGGAGGAATGTCAGCGGCTGATGCTCAATGTGGTCGGTGCTTACAAGCCACGGAATACCGCGCCCGGTGATGATCGATGCCGGAGATATACCGAAGATGGTTACCACCTGGCCGTTAATCATCCCTGCAGCGGCTACCGAAGCGCTTTTCATAGCGCGAGTGATGACTTCCTCCGGAGTCATACCGGCGGCAGCCATAAACTCATCGTGGTCTGCCTGGCGGACATGCGGGAGAATGGCGCTGATATGCTCGTCAGTAACGCTGACTATCTCAACTTTCCGCATATCAGCCCCCTACCGTTACGCGCGGTATAATGGCCAGAATGCCAAGCGGCAGCGGATCGGAATGGCTGATTACAACCCGCCCGTTACGCTCCCAGTTTGCATCGAGGTTCATATCGATGATGCCCGTCTTTAGCCCTACCGGGTCGTCGTAGAATTCCCACTCACGCTGGGTATACTCCAGTAAGTGAGCATCATCTGTTCCGGCCCAAACCGAGCGCCCGCTGTTGAGCATTACGCAAAGCTGATTGATGAGTTTGGTCTTATCCAGCAGCGTAGACTGCCCTGCAACGTTCACGTCCAGCGTTTCGATAACCGCGGCTACCGGCAAACCGATATGCACCACTGACGAGTGGTTTTCGATCGTCACTTCGCCGCCTGATACAACCTGCTGAGGTTCAACGTTACCGTCGGCAAGAATGCTAACCGTCTGCCCCTCGAGGTGAGACAGTCCCGCAAATGTCCGACGTGCTATCGACCAGGTTGATTGCGCAGTGTTGCGCAGCGCTGTCGGCACATCACGGTTTGCTAATACGGTAGCCACTGTTGATGAGATAACACCAGCAATGCTCAAACGCATCGACTTGCTGACACCGCCTTCGGTGTAGGGAATATGGATCTCGTAATCAGTGCTCGATGAGTCGAAGATTGCAGAGCTGCACGTTAGCGTGAATTCATCCTGGTATGTCCAGCCACCGGTGGAACCGATCGTCATTGTGCGTGAAGAGTCGGTGTTTTCTCCGCTGTAAGACAGGCCAGAATCCACGAAAAATGCATCCTGCTGTTCTGTAAACTGCCTGGTGTTCAGTCGCTCAACATAACGAACTGTCGATCCATTCACCGTACGGCGAATAAGCGCATAGACCGCATCTTCCTGCCCTTCACTAATACTGCAGATCGATTCGACATAGCCATTAGTCATCGGGTGCGGATGCCAGGCATATACCTGCTGCTCGCGGAGATAAGTCAGGCCAAGAAGCATTCCGTCACTCCTCGCACACCATGCAACGCTGAACGGCTGTACAGACAAAGCCCAGTCTCTGATGCTGTAACCGTTAAACAGATGGCTGGCAAGGAGGGTCAGATCACTGGATTGATAGCTGTCCTGGTCGAATGAGTAAAACAGGTCGCGGATGATGGAGCCTTTCTGCTGAACGTACAGTGCAACGCTGCCAACGTTGATTGGTGCCAGATCGCTGCTACCGTTGAACGACTGACCGGACATCGCAAAGCCACCGGTTCCCGTCAGGTTGCCGTTGCTGTCGCCTGTCACCTTGAACTCTCCGCCGCTGGTCAGCACGATAAGCTGACCGACATCGAGAAGATGCAGGATTTTGTTCAGCTGGCGACCGGCGTAGTTATAGGTTATCGCATCGTCGTCAACCTTCGGGTTGCTGCGATAGAAGTTGTGATAATCACCGGTACGGCTACACCATATAGTTTGAGGAAATGCCCGGCTGCCGCCGAAAATCAGCCTCTGCTGGTAATAGGTAACTGTACCCGGGTAGCCGTCTGTATCGTTCCAGGCATAATGCGCCCATTTGTAAGTGGCGAAGGTGCTACCTACCACTTGCGCTGGCAGCTCGATCTCACCATCCTGACGTGGCACAACGTCGGCTGTTGCAGTTAGTCCATCTCCGGCGACGGCGGTAATACGGCACACGCCAAAACCACTATGCAGATAGCGCCACAGCACACCGTTACGGCCACCAAGACCCCAGCCATCCCAGGAATCTCCCGTTGTATGGGTCGGAGCAACAGTGCCAGTTGTGCCATTAGAACCGCCGTCAACACAGCGATAAAAGTTTTCCTGATATCGGCACTCGTCACCGATCCCGATGTCTTTATCGGTTTCCCACCGACCAACACTATCTACCGCTTTCTGTTCCATGTAGAACAGTTTTCCCACGTGCTGGCTTTTGAAAATCGGGCTGCTGGCAGTCAACGTTACGGATCCAGTTCGGCCTGAGGCGTACACAGTTACCGAGTCGTCTGTGTTCAGGTCCTGGAATGGACCGCTGGTTGTTGTCACTGCGGCGGTGCGCCAGTCAGCCTCTCCGTAACGGCGGATCTCAAGCGGCGGATAATCGTTGTGGCACACTGTCATCACATCGGCAGACTGCGTAAATTTCAGCTCAGAGATGACGCTCACCGGCCATGGGGTAGCCACTTCAACAGGGCTGCCGCCGTCCGTAACCAGCGCGCCGTTAGACCAGACACGAAAATAGTAATCACCGAGCTCGAGCGCATAGGTTTGCGATACGCTGAACTGGAACGGTATTAGCCTGCTGTAACGGTCTGCATATTTCGCGCTCCCCAGGAACCGGAAGCCGGGACGATTTTCAATGCCGCCTGACTGCCGGACGATGAAGTTGCGGCAGCGGCGCAATGACGTCTGGTATTTTTCAAGATCGATTCGACCATACAGTGAAGGCGATATCTCGCCGCCTGCAAGCGACGGCTGCACCAGTGAATAGGCCATCAGCAGATCCTCGCACTGGCAAGGTCAGACATCGCCTGCTGCGGTTCATGTGCCTCATCCAGAGAGCGTTGCATGGCCGCCGTAAGCACCTGCTGATAATTGGCCATTGCCTGCTGGCCGAGACTGGCATTTGCCGCGATAGGCATGGCTATTTCTGCCGCCATACGCCACGAAAGCGCATCAGCGAACAGGGCATCAAACATCGTCGGGTCAGTAATGCTTTTCACGTATAGCAGTACCGCCTGAGACTCATTGGTATGAATGACGCGGCCAGTGCCATCTTCATTGCTGCCAACTTCAAAAACAGGCTTATCCTGCAGAACGATATGAGACCCAGTGAACCACTTCGGTAATATGGCAGCTATGCGCGCGCAGTCGGTAGGGTACTGATACCGGAACAACCATCCCGGCGCGGGGTCGCCAAGGTCAGCCAGGACAACGCGCGACATGGCAAAGTTCCAGTCGTTGTCTGCCAGAACTGCGTCGCGCATGGACTCGTAAAACAGGTTGCAGGTATATGCCTCTTTGGTCTTTTCGGTGAGGCTATTAATCGTCCGGCTGTTGCCTATACGTGCCAGCGCGATATTGCAGATATTGATCACTGATGCCATATCATCCACCAACTAAAAAGGGGCTTTCGCCCCTTTGGTTATGAGGGCTTACACCCCGAGTTCTTTCCGCCTTTCGGCGATCTTCGCCTTCAGAGTTTCCGCTTTGGTATTGAAATGCGGCGCTTCGCCGAACATTTCTTCATACTGTTTGCGCAAATCGTCGAGCTCGGTTAACTCTTCTGCACTGGCCGGGACAATCTTTTCGCTCAGGCTGGCATCAACGGAAACCAGATTACTTCCCGGCTCACCGTCGTAGGTAACGATGTCGCCCGGCTCATGCAGGCGGCCATTGATGAATGACCGCTTAGCGACTTTGTACTCAGGCATTGGTTTGCACGCCTCCGGTGATACCCGCAGTGACTTTGCCAGTGGTCGGCGCAGTACCAGTCACCGTATAGTTCAGACGGATGTAGCGTTCCATCTTCATCGGCAACGTGATAACCGGCGACTTATAGCCCAGCACCAGAGACGCCAGAGGGATCGTCATGGACAGCACGTCCGCAGCGGAACTGAATGCAGAGTTGTCATCGGTTTGCACCGTCACAGTCAGGCTGGTCAGGTTGTTGAAACCTTCAACCACCTGGATAAGCAGCGGGATATCGCCATATTTACCGACATCTTTATTGCTGCCGGTATCAATGACGTTAGTCGAAGCAGCCGTGGCCGTAATGGCCTGAGCTGCGGAAAAAAGCGCTTGCTGGTCGAGCAGCATGATCCCCCCTTACGCCGTTACGGCTGATTCAGTATTCAGGATGGCGTCAGCGCGACGGATCGGAATACCCAGGAAAGAAACGATTTTCTTACCGGCATATTCGTCGATCGTCAGGTTAACGTTTTTCGCATTCATAGCCTGCTTGTGCAGCCAGGCATGGATGGTCTTGTTGCAGTAGATGACCTCTTTGCCATCGCCCAGCATTGCCACATCACGCGCGTAGTACGCATCGACCATCATGCTGATGAGGTCGGCGCCGGTTGCAGCATCTTTGGTCAAGGTGGTGACATCGATGTTGCAGATGCGCGAGATCGAACGCCAGTCACGGACTGACAGGCCGAGATGCCATTTGAACTCATCACGGTAAGCCAGGAACTGACCGCCGTTCGCATCGCTGACCAGGTCATTACCCAGGTCCTGATGCTGGAACCCGGCGACCATACCTTCCGGATAGATCATGTGCGCAGTGTTCTCACCCCAGGACATGAACCAGATGGAGGTATTGGTAGAACCACTACCACCGGCGCTGAATACGTTCTCCGCGCTGGCCGCTTTGGAAGTGCTCAGCGTGTTGAAGCGCGGAGCCAGGCCCATGAACGCTTCCGGCTCAGCATCGGTATTGCCGTAGAAGGTGTAGCGGGAAACCTTGTTGTTAAAGCCCTGCAGCTTGCCCATGTTCTCGGACACGCGGAACGAGTCCGCATTACCGGAGCGATCGGCCAGGTCTTTATCCACAAAGCCAAGGTCGTACAGCATACCGGTAGTGTCAGTCACCGGAACGGTCTGGGTTTTGGTAGGCTGCACGCCCTGGTTGTAACGGCGCCACACCGGCTCGGGAATACCGGCACGAATGGTGGTTTTGTGCTTGGAACCGTCATTACACGGCACGTAAATCGCATCGGTAATGACATCGTTGCTTTTCGCCAGTTGCTCGACGATTTTAGCGATCCGCCCGTTCTTGTCGGTACGGCTGTACACGTCAAGAAGAGAAGGCAGCGTCTGACCAATTAAAGCCATGATTACACCTCACTATTTTTTGCTTGGATAAAACGCTTCGACCAGATCGTTTTTCGGCGATCCGTTACCCTGGCCAGTGACGAAACTGTCTTCACTCATCAACTTGCCTACCTTTGCGAACGCCCGAACCATTTCCGGGTGGTTACCCAGGCCGGTCGAGTCAAGGAATTCGCGGAACTCTTTCGATGCGAAGGTATCCAGCGCCTTCTGCGCGTGTCCGACGGATACCGTTAATTTGTCGCCACCGATTTCTTTGTCAGCCTTCGTGTCAGCTGCCCACTGTTCAACCTGCTGCCCCCATGACTCAGCCTGGCGGTTCTGGATTTGCTCCTGCAGTTGTGGCCACAGTCCAGCCAACTTCTGCGCCTGGTCATTAGAAAGACCAAGCTCGCGCGCCACGGGCTCAAACAGCTCAACAGCTTTTGAGTCCAGCTCAGTGCCTTCCGGTGCCGTTAGTTCATATTTTTCTGGAACCGATGGTTCAGCAGAAGGAGTTGGCTTATCACCAGTCGGCTCAGGTTTATCACCATCAGCTGGCGAAGGTTCTGGATCTGCTGCTGGTTGTTGCGCTGCTTCAGATTGCTCAGCCGCAGGAGCCGGGGATGGTTCGGATGCTGCTGGAGCTGCCCCACCATCTGCAGGCTGCTCATTGCACAAACGCCGATACATCAGACGCTCAAATAAATTCATCGCTATTCCTCGCTGGCCTCTTTGGCCATTGCCAGATACTGATCGGGACACGCTTCCATCACGTCGGAAAAGACTTTCAGTCCCGTGTTACGTTTTCCTTCGGCGAAGGCTGCCGAGAGCGCCTCACCGGTATAAGTCGTACGCCACACCCCAGCCTGCTCAATCAGGCGCCAGATGAAACGGCGGCCGTGTTCTGTCTCGCAGATGAGCCGCAGGTCATTAAGTTCGTTCTCGCGCCGTAACTGCTGCCTTTTGAGCTCATCTGCTGCCAGTTCTTCACGCTCTTCTTCGCTCAGGTAATCAGTCATTGCGTCACCGCCGGCTGCTGAGCGGCATCAGAGAGGGTTTTTAACAGGCTCGGGTCAGAAGTGTTGGTATCGCTCAGGGTCTTAGCGGTTGCGCCAGCTTGCTGGGCCATAGCCATCATTTGCTGCTGTTGCTCCATTTGAGCGCGCTGCTCGCGCGTAGCTTGCACCTCATCATCAGAGTTAACGATCGTGGCCGGGACGCCGAGCATATTTCCGTACTCGTCAATCGTCTGGTCGATATTGAGTTTGTCGAGCGCCGCAGGATTGGCTTTTGCAAGATTCCCAACAAAGCCAACAAAGCGCTCAACGCTGCTGATCCCTATGGATTTTTGGGCCTGTGCCAAAATGGATACATATTCAACTTTCAGAGGAGTTCCCTGCAGTTCTTCCGGTGGCTCAGGAAAGAGGTTGCGGCGCGCCATGATGTTGAATGTGCGATCAACGAAAGGATCAAGGAATTCATCATTAAGTCGCTCCAGGACTGGACCAAGCTGCAGGAGTTTCTCATCCTGCATTGCGGCCACAGCTTCCACTGGCATGCTCCTGGTGTTGATGGTGCTGAACAGGTTAAACAGGTCAGAGAAGAAGCAGGCTTCAATCATTTGGCGGTCATCAGCAATGCTGCCGAGCATGTCATTAAGCTGCGGGCTGACGGCGTAAGCCGGACGCACTAGCTTGGTAGCATCAACCTCATCGACATAAGTAACTCCGCCAGGGGCAAGGTTGATCAGCTTATTTTTAAGACCTGCCGGGGCCACCATTGGCGGGTTAACAAGCTTATCGATCGCGTTAGCTTTGCGAATTTGCTCCAGCTGCAGCGCCTTACCAGTACCGAGCGCCATCATTCCCGGGCAGTTACTCCCGTAAACATCTTCCCCGTTAATCTCCCAGCGCGGTGAAAGGATAGGCGGCTCATCAAAACCAGCCTCACGAAGGAGCTTGTCACCGTCTCCGGACAACTCGAAATACACCGATTTGAATGCCTTGTTACGGGAATTCAGCTTGCCGTTCACACGATCGATATTGGGTTCTGTCAGATGGACCACATCGAACCATGCTTCATAATTCGCGTTATCCCAGGCGCCGCGCACGGCGTTACTGACGTTGTCCAGACCAAACTGCATAACAATCTGGCGGGCAGTCATGGAGAAAACGCGATACGTGGTATCGACTGACAAACGATGCGAGTTTGACAGGTAGTAACTTCCGATCGGCAGAGGATGAGTACGAATCACATCTTCGTCGTCTTCGAGAACCGCCATAGCCGCGGTACCAAAAACACCAAGGTGCCGGTAGATAATCGGCAGGGACTGGTAGACGTTAGAGCGGTTCATGACGTCGTTCATCCTGGTCATGACCACATCAAGCCAGCGTTTTACCGGTCCATATTGCATCATCTCCGGATCCGGCGTTGCCAGCTTAAACCATGGGCGGGTTGGGCTGGTAATACCTGACAGCATGCCTGATTGCAGAGTGCGGGCAGCTTTAGAGGCGGTAGGGTCAACGATGCGGGTATTACGCTTGCTGCCGTTGTTTCTCTCCGTCGTAAGAAAGCGCGTGCTGCGCGGATCGATAAATTCCGCCAGTTCGCGCCAGTGCTCCTCAAAGCTGGTGCGCTCATTTTTGAGCTGCCCCAGGTGTTTGAGGTAATGCTGTTTCGGAGAGAGTTCGGCCATGGATTACGCCCCGAGCAGGGTCTTACCCTGAGTGCCGCCAGAAGGCTGCGTTACACCCTGGCTCGACGTCAGGATTGTTGATTTCTGCCCGCCCGCTGCGGCACGGCGACGACGATCGCTATCAGCGGCGTTCTGTACAGCAGAATCGGAAACCTGCGGCGCCGCCTGAACCTGCGGAGAACTCACTTTCGGCTTGCTGATGCACATTTTGCTGCGCTCCATACGCGTTTAAATTATTACCAATTTAACCACATATGATTTATTTGTCGTAGTGTATTGACCTTTTGATGATAAATTATTACCTTTTTGGTAAACACAACATGAAAGCGCACCCCATTCCCTTCCATTGGTGGCTTTGTCGTTACTCAGATGGCGGAGTGCGCTTCCAGGTGTTAAAGCATCCGGCGTATGGCACATGCGTCGATAGCGGTCCGGGGGCTCCTTGGTACATGGCCCAGCGGGTAGCCGGAATGTGCAAGCCATGCCCTGCATGCACGACAGCGACTCACCATCGTGGCGGTACGGTGTGACACCTCGGAAGAGACGAGGGCACAACAGGTAAGAGCGTTAGGGTGTAGGTCATAGACTGCCCGAAAACGGTGAACGACGGCCGCAATGCTCTTTCCGTTGTGGCATTAGCTCAGTTGGATAGAGCAACCGCCTTCTAAGCGGTTGGTCGCAGGTTCGAATCCTGCATGCTGCACCAGAATCACGCCTCAGGACCGTGATACCCGTAGTTCCAGAGCAAGTTTGGCGGTGGCAGTTATTCCCTTTCTGACCACCGCCCTTTTTACAGCAGGACGCCATTGCGATGACTTCATGCTGTAAACCCTGTGACACCCAGCCAAGGACGGCACTTCCCATCATCCCTGTTTCGCCCGGTTCGTCCGGGCATTTTTTTGCCAGTTGGTTACCTGCCGGGTATTATCAAACACTCACACAGCAAGGAGGTTTTATGTCAGAACAGGCTTATGATTTATCCAAGATAAAAGAGATTGATCAGACTGATGATGCTCAAAAGGCAAACTATCTTTTGGCTAATGGGTGGGTTTTGTTGAAGGTCACCGAATCTCAGTCCCACGACTCCAACGGAGCATTATATTCTACAGTTTGGTTTACTATCGGAAACCCTCAGTAATTATTAATGGCCCGCCGATGCGCGGGCTTTTTTTTTACGCCCACGGGTCGTACTCGCTGATCACGTTGGGCTGCTTGCCGCCGGCAGCAGGGAAATCTGAACGCTTCGTTACCGGGTATGCGAACGTCAGAAGCAGCGCATCGCCCTTGCCAGGAGAACGGCCCAGACGCTCTTTGATATCCTCTTTCGGCTCCATGACGATCTTACCGTCCACCCTAACCTTGTACTCTGCCGCGGAAAGGTCGTCAGCCGTCTCCTGGTCGTCCAGCGCGCCGCCGAGCTTGAGCCACGTCTTGCAGGCGTTGAACATCTCACCGCGCTTATTCAGCATCTGCGGGTCTGCTGATGCGCCTCCGAACGGCACAAGCTGCCAGGTGCGGCCCCAGCCATCACCGATTGACTTCAGACCGGTGCCGTAACCGAAGTCGATAAACACCGCGTCAGCCTGGTACTGGTCCTCAAAGTCGGCGATACGCTTCGCCATAATCAGATCGTCGGTGGTCTTGTTGCCGGTCCACAGCACTTTGCTGTGCAGCCCCTGGCGGAGATAAATCACTGCATCATCCACGCCGGAATATGCCGGGTCGACGCCGATTATCCGCGGGGCGTGTGCTACCTGCGCAGCGGTCACAACACGCTTCATGGCCTCGTCGGTCAGGCCGGTAGGGATAAACTGCAGTTCTGAGGCGTCCGGGAAGATCCCCCGCACACGGACCTTCACAAAGTCGCTGTCCTCGCCGTAGTCGTCCACCCATTTCTGCAACTGCTGCTTGTTGGTGCCTTCCACGGTACGGGAATCGATCTGCGCGCATTTCCAGCGATGCTTGTATTTGCGGAAGCACTCGCGGAATCGCCCGGTGTTACGCGTCGGGTTACCGAACGCCACCCAGATGATTTCGGTGTCTTCGTCCGTCAGCGCACCCTCGGCAACCTCCCAGACCAGATCCGCGATGTTGGATGCTTCGTCGAACACCACAACGATGCGCTTACGCTCGTTGTGCAGGCCTGCAAACGCCTCGGTGTTGTGCTCAGACCAGGGGATAGCATCGGCGCGCCAGCGTTTGTCGTGGCCCGGATCGTTGCTGTACATCGCGGTGGCAGTGCAGGTGAACCACTCTTTCGTGATAGCCAGGTTCGACCATTTGATGATTTCCGGCCAGGTCTTCGTGCGTAGCTGGTTATCGGTGTTAGCGGTCACCACCACCTTGCAATCTTCACAGGTTGACATGGCCCAGTTAATCAACATTGAGATGAACGCAGATTTTCCGATGCCGTGGCCGGATGCGCGGGAAATCATCAGCGGCTGGTGACGAGTCGCGGGATTCTGCAGGTGCTCGCCTATCTCGCGGAATGCGTCAGCCTGCCACTGTCGCGGCCCGGAGGCGTGCGCCAGTTCTGTGCCATCCTCGCCCCACGGAAACGCATACAGCGCATAGCCCAGCGGGTCATGGGTGAAGCTGGCGATATCGTCGACCAGCTGTTCTTCCGGTGATAAAGCGGCGTCTGTCACTGGTCACCACCCTGGCGCTCTTTCAGGCGGCGCCGGGCGGCAGCCATGCGGTCGGCAATGGTAACGTTCACGTTAACTTCCATGCGCTCTTTGAACGCGTTAACGTCGACGTGCTTACCGATAAGCTCGAGGTTCTTCACCTTGTCGGGCCATTTTATTTTTTGCAGCGTGGACTCGATATCTTCCTCGTCATCCTTCATCGCCATCCTGATGCGGTTTATATCCACTGCACTGATCGACGTTCGCCAGACTTTAGGCCACTGGCTAATCGGCTTCAGTCCGCCTTCATCGTCGAGGATGTCGATCACATCCATCTGGTCGATTTCCACCAGGCGCAGCAGCACGTAATCGGCGCTAACACGCAGGCGCTTGTTGCGCTCCTCCATGAGCTCAGCGATTCGTTTCTGGATACGCTCATCACGCATCATCGTGCTGGCTTTGACGTGGGCAGACTTCGGTGAGAAACCGGCATTGATGGCCGCCTGCGTCTGATTTTCAGGGCATTTCACATACTCCTGGGCGTAGGCTTCCTGCATCACCGTCAACGGTTTGTACTGAGTTGATTTGCGCTTCGGATCCTTTGGCATGGTAAACACCCCGAAAATAATTACCTTTTAGGTAATAGTAACACGCAAAACAAAGCCGCCATAGTCGGCGGCCGCGGTCATTCCAGTTTAAATTCATCCTCAAACTCATGAGCTCGGGCGGCGACATGGTCGTATAGCACGACGTACTCAACACCGTTTGATAGTGGCATTGGCCGCTCAAACTCAAGCCAGAAGCAGTCGGCATAAGCTCGACCAAACCAGTACCCGCCGCCGTACTCCTTGCCACGCTGGATCATCATCCATCGGCCATCAGGTACAGCGTCGATAAAATCCCCGCGGTAAACGACAGTATAATTTCGGTCTTTGCCACCCATGATTTTCACCCCTAAAATACTGTGTATTTAAACAGTATAATCATGCGAGGATTTAGTCAATATGACGTGACATGTCACAGCGGTAGTTTCGTTTCGTGCCAGCCGTACATCACCCAGCATGCGGCTTCTCCTGAGTGCGGGCATGATGCCACCGGCAGTTGATCGCCGCACTTGCCGCAGCGCCGTTTGCTGATGGCGCTAATCCGGCCGCGCACCCGGGCATCATCCTGGCGGATAAGCAACGCGATGTACTCGGCCATTTCGTAGGGATCGCGACCAGGGCGCCGGGCGGCGCAGTTACGCGCCAGCATCTCCATTTCCTGCTCGTCAAGCACCACCTCAAACTTGCGCTCACCGGCGGCGGACTGCCGCGCGCGCTGCGCGGCTTTGTGTTCTGCTGGGGATTTAGGCATTAGTCGTCATCCTCATCCCAATCGTCATCTTCCTCATCCTCTTCGTCATCGCAGGACGAGAGCAGTGGATTCATTCGCCTCCCCACCTGACTGGCGTATCCGCGGCGACCGAGGTTGTGCAGCACGCCGTAGATTTCGAACATTTCGGTTCGCTCATCACCAATATCAAGCTCACAGGCCAGCGCGTGGCATTCAGTAGCGAGCGCCGATATCTTCTCAAGCAATTCGACATTACTCACCTTTCACCTCCCGCGGACCAGCCGGCAGCTGCATCCAGTGGGTAGGCTGGCAATAAATACCTTCGCCAGTGCGCCACGTCGCAAACCTGAAATAGCCATCTAGCTCATTACGCTCAAGGTAGGCAACCATCTGCTCCTTCTTATCTGGGCAGTAAACCTGAACGTCAACTTCACGCTCTGGCATCCGCTCGCTTACCGGAATCCATTTACCCGGCACGGTAGCGGGTTCACTGCCGGGTGACTGCGGGGCGGCTGCGAGCATTTTGATATATACGACCTCCGCCGTGCTGGTTAATCCAGTCCACTCCTTGGCTGCTGCTAACATTTCATCTGTCGGCTCTTTCGGAACCATCACGTAACCATCAGGCACTACCGGCTGCTGCGCGTGGCGATAGAGCGGCTCAACTCCTGAACAGTTGGGCTTGTAATCATATAAAATCCAGTAACCTCCATCGGATGGAGTTTCCTGAAAGCGTCTCCAAGCCACCGGCTCGCTGTTCATTGTGGCCAGGCGGCGTTCATGTAGCTCTTCCAGGTCTCTGTCGATTGACTCAAAGAGACGCACCATTGCCATGGCTGTGGCCTGACCTCTTGATGCGTGGATTTTGTATCCGTCAAGTTCTGATTTAACAGCCAAGTGGGTAGAGGTTAACTGGTTATTGGTCATTGATTGGCTCCTTCTGCCTGATACTTTTCGAACCAGAACACTACCGGCGCGTTAGTTGGTTGAACCAGGCCGAATGATTCCGCTGTACGGTAGCTTCTCGATGCCCGGCGAGTCACCTCAACCTGAGTTGCAATGCGATTGCGAAAATCCTCAACCGTGCTGCACATTTTGAACAGGTTGCAGGGTATGCATGCCGGAACCATGTTGCTGACCGTATCGTTTTCTGGCCTGTCCATTGCGTAGCCGTTACTGATATTTCTTCGTACAGCTTCGACGTGGTCAGCATGCCATTTGTCGCTAAGCTCACAACCGCAGTAAGCGCAGCGCCCGCCAAACTTCATGCGCAGCTCTGCGCGCTGTTTTTTGGTCAGTGCCATCACTCAGCCTCCCCGGTAATTTCGCTATAGCCGTAATTGCATTGATTCAGGAAAATATCCTTAGCTTCTGCTGCAATTTCTTCATCGGTTGCATCATCTTCAACTTCGAATATTTCTTCGAAATTTCCGCCAACAATCCCGGTCTCAATGGTCACTTTGAATTTACGCATCACTCAACCTCCACCTTGATGCCAGCGGCTGCGCACGCATCTGAAAACACCGCAACACATGACTTAACCGTATCCTTGTGAAATTGGTAAAAAGCTTTGGCTGCCCACGGAGCAAACGCGCTTGGCTCAGGTGTAAATGGCAACTTAAAGGTGATAGTGCGAGATTCCAGATCAGCGATGCGCTGACGGTAATCAGCCACCATTCGACGCACTCCTTCAAGCGGCGTGACATCACCTCCGTCTGGAGGGTCCATATACTCAGCGCCGATAGGCAGGAGCTTGCAAAGCTCTTCGTCTACCTGCTGCGCCTTCTCCAGCGCCTCTACCAGCTCAGCGCCAGCCGCTTTCCATGCTTTCCACATGTAGGTGTAATGAGGGCCTGGATAGTTGCCGTCTTGATTGCGATGCTTTTTCAGTATTCCCCACGGCAGCGCGCCAGCTTCTTCGGCCCACGCTTCGAATTTCTCTCTCTGCGCCAGTTCGGTGATATCAGTCATGCTGCATCCTCCAGACCGATTAGCTCGGCAATCTGCGCCAGCGTGTCTTCGCTTTCTCCAACCGGCTTGTCCATCCAGTCAAATGAAATCAACTTGCCGCCCTCGATTACGCCGATGTTGAAGTCGTCGCTATCTACAGTACGAAAACCGTGCGATATGGCTCCATTGCGGGTGTCGTAGTGGATGAGGTCGGATGAATATTCGATACCGTGCCCACCTTCGTTACACCAGGCTCGCCGGATAATTACGATGAATGACTTGCTCATTTGTCGGCCTCCTCGCGCAGCTGCTTGGCGAACTTAAGCGCTTCTTCGGTCGTTCCATTCCAGCGTCCACCTCTGCTGGAAACCCACTCCTCCACCCCATCAGCCTTAATCCCGGCCAGGTAGGCGTCGGTGGCGGAAAAGTCCAGCTCATCGGCACATGGGATCACTTCGCCGTATATCCGCTCCATAGCTTCATCCCAGCCATAGCGGCAGGCATCGTACCGGTCAGTAATGCCTCGGTCTTCCAGTCCGCACCCCATGCCTTCTGCGTGGTACTGAGGTTCGTTATCCAGGTTGGTTACGGAGTCAACGATCTGTTTCATCGCTACATTTTCCAGAGCTAACGCCACATTCTCCGCCGCCAGCTGCTGGTACGCTTTCGCCAGCTTCAGGAACTTCTGCTCTCTGATTGACAGCTCGCCTGCGCTCTCCAGG